CATGCGCCGTCTGTTTCCAAAATTCGGCGATATAACGAACCGTGTTGATCCGCAGTTAGATGTCTATCCAGACTACCCAGCCCCGGTCCTGCGCAACATGGCAGATGGTGAGCACGAGCTTGCACATCTTCGGTGGGGAATGCCGACGCCGCCTATGTACGTGAAGGGCGAAGCTGACAGCGGCGTAACAAACATTCGTAACCTCACCTCCCCTCATTGGCGACGCTGGCAAGGCGTTGAAAGCCGCTGCGTTGTGCCAGCCACATCATTTTCCGAATATGGACAAGAGCCAGATCCAAAGACGAAACGTAAGCCGTTGCACTGGTTCGCTCTAAACGAAGAAAAGCCGCTCTTTGCCTTTGCTGGCATCTGGACGACATGGAAAGGTGTAAGGAAGAAGAAAGAAGGCCCCGTCGAGGTCGATATCTTTGCTTTCCTGACTACCGAGCCCAACGCTGTGGTAAAGCCAGTTCACCCGAAGGCAATGCCGGTAATTCTCCGCACGACCGAGGAGATTGACGCGTGGTTGCGTGCGCCATGGGATGAAGCGAAGGTAATGCAGAAGCCATTGCCGGATGAGGCCTTGCTCGACCTGACGCCAAGCAATGACAATAAGGAAGAACAAACTAGTCTGTTTTGACTGCACCGGTAGGAACCGATGCAAATAATTAGTCACTCAGGCACATATACCTCAACCATGATAACGGTGATTGACTCTCAATCAAAATGAGAACATTATGGGAACATCCGAAGCGGAGACGAATTAGAAAGACTCATGGCAATTAAGTTTACGAACACCCCTGTCCGCCCAGTAGAACCAAAAACAGGTAAAGCCAAAGGTTCGAAAAAAGCAGGTGGAACGTCGAACCGCGATAATTCTGATCTCGACAAAGACACCAACGGGAAGTGACCTGAATGGCTAACGCGCGTCTTATCGTGGTTGCTGCCTTTGATAAGAATGATGACGGTGAGCTCGTTCCTGCATTCGATCCAATGTCGTTTGAGACCGAAGGCCGTGCAATGAAAGCTGCGACCAGCCTTGAAGGAAAGCATTCGGGGATTGTCGCTTGGAGCCGGGAAGCAGATCCAGATATCGGTGAATATGGACCTCCAGCCATTATTTTCCAGTTTGGCGAGATCCCCGACATGGAATAATAAGACGCCTCAAACCAAAACCCGTCAAAGCGGGGTTTATTTTTAGCTAGGCATTGCATCTGTGGCGACCCAACAGAGTTAAAATGCACTTTTCAATGAAAATTCATTTTGATAGAATTTTGCCGCGCTTCGTGACAGGAAGCTGGGTCCACGCGAAGCGCAGCCCCGGCAACCCGATCACACCTCTCGTGCCGGGGCTTTCCCTGGTCGTGACTTACTTCGCGCGCAGTTCGATCGCCTTCAATCTCTCGGCAAAGAATATGATCTTATTCAGATCGTAAAGGCGGCTGGCTGCGTCCTTCTCGCCAAAACGATAACAAGCCTTAAAGATGTTGCCGAGCGCAAAGGACATGCCTTTGTACTCAATAAGGTCGTTTAGCTCACTCGCACCATCTGGCAACTCGTAATAGCTGGTCGAGCCGCCATCGGAGGTCACAGTTGAAGGAAGGCCGTGGACGGTGATGTCGCCTAGACGGGTTACTGGTCCTTTATAGCGTATCATACTTCTTCCCTCACCTTACGCTTCGGCTCCTCGAACTTCTCAGTCAAAGGCCCACCTGCCAACAATCCGCGCAATGCTGACAGCTTATTTTCCACAAGCGGTCGGAAGCGCCTTGCAGCAAACGGCGGGTTTTCATAACCGAACTGCGGGCAAGTTCCGCGATCTACGCCATTGAGACGTACGCCGATGAAACTGCCTTGCGTGTAATGCTCGAACGGACCAATCCACGAGATCTCGTAAATCTCGCCTTCCTTGATTTCGAGATACTGTTCAAAGCCGACGGCACTGTCGATGCAGACCACTTTTTGCCCAACATGGAATTGGTTCATGCTGTGTCTCCTTCAATAATGGCTTCGGCAATAATGCCTCCTGCAATTCTATGTATATCCGACCACGCATCCTCATCGTCGAATACGCAGATCGCTATCGCAGCACACCGCTGCCTTTCTGCAAGGACGGCTGCTGCAATTCTCTCCTCGATGTGACGCTCAAGTTTAATCGCTGCAATATTTTCGCCCATCATGCCGCTGCCCTATTCTCAATGCTTCGGTACTCAACTGCCACATCGTGCTGCATCGCTCGATCGATGCCCATCTTCATTCCGGCGCTGATACCACGATCAGAGTAAACAACGCATTTCGTAGCCACACGATACCAGGCAAGACCGGCCTCAATGCCCAACGACCGTTCATCGGGCCGCATATCGTCCAACACTTGCGTGTGCAGCAAATGGCTAGCAATCGGTGCCTCGCCTCGTCGCAGGCTGTCTAAGAGGCACGCTCGTGCATATGCTATGTTGCCGTCCACGTCGCCGCTGTAAGGTGTTTCGATGATGGAGAGTGGTTGACGGTTGTCGTTATAAGGTTTTGGCAGGCACCTTATAACCCCTGTTCTTAACAGCCGCCCTTCAACAGCTGCGCGTGCGGCTTGGTCTTCTGCTTCTTCAAGCATATGCTCTCCTCGTGTTGTGGTGAAACGCCGCTTGGTGGGCGGCGTGGTTGGTATTGTCTTGATGCGGTTTCCCAGCCTACACTGATAAACAATCAGGGAGGCCGATATGCAAATATTAGACGCCAAGTACGTTGGGAACTCAGCATCCATCACTGTGCAGTTCTCCGGCAAGAAGGTGGTCGTGGAATATGGCCCAATAGCTCCACCAATAGACGGAAGGATGCGTTCCCCATTCATCGACAATAAGGATTTAGCCATGAAAGAAATTTTGGCACAAACCAGCCAACTTGAAACTGAAATTCGAGCGGCCGTTGCAGACTATCTAGCGTCCCAAAAGGGCTGACGGTTAGGCTGCAGCCCTTTGACTTTTCGCATTATCATTAGATGCCGCATACTTCCCTGCGACCATCTCGGGCCGGAGAATGTCGCGACCGACTTCACCAAACTGCTTGCTATAGGTTATCCGTTTAGCTGATCGACCAGACAGCCACCCACCGCCAGCGGCATAAGCGTCTGGTGCTGCGAGCGTTTCATGCTGCTCGACATACATCAGCGTGCCTTTTCTGGCATCGTCGCTGTGTCGGTGTCCGATATGCACGTAGGCGTGTAGCGAGCGGCCAAACATTCCACGGAACATGCCAGCAATCGTGCCCTCGATATTTGCGACTCCTCGCTTGTGCCCGTGATGATAGGCAAGCATCGTGCTGCCCCACTCGAATGCGTAATAGAGCGACGGTGAATTATCGACAGTGATGCGAGGTTCGTCTTCATACATAACGGCGAGCATCTCACGAAGCCATGCGGATGAGGCCGGGTCGTGATTCCCCGAAGCCATCACGACATGAACGCGCTCGTGCTTCTGCAAAAGCATATCAATGATGCGGCGGATCGTTCGGATCACAATGCGAATGACTTTCTGCAGGCGGCTGTCAGCGTCCAGAACATGCTTGTGGGCAGGCGTGACGCTTTCAAGCGCATCGTGATGCATAAGGTCGCCCAACTGCGCCAGAATGGCCGTGTGAGCGTCGGGAGCCTGTGCCACAGCCGCAGAGAACCAATCAAGCAATAGCTGCTCGGCAATCCGCAGATCGTAATCGCTGCCAGTTTCTTCGCGCCACGACATCATGCCGAAATGGTTGTCAGTGATCGTGAACTGATTCAACAGATCCTCGCGACACCCCTTTGGCGCCGGCATAATCGAAACGCGCGGCAAATCTTCTTTTAGTGCTTCAACCATGGCCGTGATTGCTGCACGCTGTTGGTCGGCGTCCGCACGTTCCATGATGTGCTGCGTGACGATGCGCCCTTCGCTGTTAACGAGCGTCGTCTTGCCTTTAACCGCTAGACCGGCAGTCGCTTCGTAGACAGGGCCAGCCTCTTTCGTCTGGCGCATGTACGTGCCGTTCGGCGTCTCGGTCAG